AGAGTAAGAACGGTATTGAAGATTTAGCTAAAGTAATTCATTACGCTTTACTAGCTTCTTATGAAGTTTATGGTGAACAAGGAAGTACAGAGTTGAAAGAGAAAGTATTGAAACTGTTAGGTGAAAATAAGGAGAGTGAAGAATGAAACATAAGTTTTTAATTACTAATGATGTATGGTTGGCTAAAGATAAAATTAACGCTCTAATTGATGAATTACAAGAGGTAGAATCTTTTGAAGACACTCTAGATTGTGCTGAGTATATTTTGAAGGACGTGTTAAATGACTTGACATCTGCTTTAGAATTATTAGGCAAGGAGGTAGATCAATGAGTAGTGAGAAAACAAAAGCAATGTTTCAAGATTTATACCAAACGTTACTTTGTATCGAAAACCATTATGGTGAAGGAAGTGAAGAAATTGTACAAGTAGTGAGAGACGAGGTTGCTAACATGGAGTGGTTATTGAAAGGGGATTACAAATGAAAGTGAATTGCATTTTTACAATAAACGAATTAAAGAAGATTGTACCTTCTCTTGAGATTGAGCATTTCAAATCAGATAATCCTAAAGTTAAAGAAGCTTTAAAGAAGCTGTTTTGGAATCTAGGTTGCACATTACCCAATAAGGTTGAGATTGATGAGGGATTGGTTACAATCAATAGATTCAAGGAGGAAGACGATAGTCCTCGTATCACAGTTTTTGAAAGACAAGATAGCATTTGGTTAAAGACAAGGTTTGCTTCACATCAAGTACGGTGTTTAACAGATGATGTGAGTATGATGCGTGAGATGGATGGTATTACAAATCAGCGTAGCTTTGATGTTTGTAATGGAATTGAGTTGGTTTAGGATTAGAGGAAAGATGAGTGATTAAAGAAGTTATTAAAGCAGACGGAAGTATTGAGAAGTTTGACTTAGATAAGTTGTCAAAGTGGGCAAAGTACGCATCTAAGGTTGGAGGAGATTGGAGTGAGTTAGCTATTGAGACTTTCACTAAACTTCCTGAGTTATGTCACAGTAAAGACATTCACCAAGCTATGATTGATGTATGTTACAGTAAACAAGATTTAGTTTATAGTCGAGTAGCTTCTCGTTTAGAAACAGCACAATTACGAAAGAACATTGAACGACAACTAGGTATTAAAGTAAATAAAGCTTCTTTTAAGGAAATTCGTGATGCTTTAATTAACAAAGGTGTTTGGTGTAAAGATACTATCCCTGCTTACTCATTACAGCAAGAAGATTTATTTGAAGAGTTAAAACATATTCACCTTGAATCATGGCAAGTAAGTCAGTGGGTAGACAAATACTTATTGAAAATTAATGGGGTGACTGTTGAAACTCCTGCTATCGCTGCTATTGGTATTGGTTTGGGGTTACATGGAGATACGCAAGATGCTTATGACTTAGCTCGTGATATTGTTTACTCTCGTACTAACCTACCAACACCTGTACTGAACGGTATCCGTAACGGAGATTTTAATGGTGTTTCTTGTTGTGTTATTAGTGCAGGAGATAGTGTTGAAAGTATTGAAGTTGCACAACACCTAGCTGTTCGTATGACGGCTAAGAAAGCAGGGATTGGTGTAGAGTTTACAACACGTTCAAAAGGTAGTGATGTTAAGAATGGACGCATCAAGCACTTAGGTAAGCACCCTATCTACAAGCACACGGATTCTGGGGTTAAACAATTCACTCAAGAGACTCGTGGAGGTAGTGCTACAGTAGGTTTTACTTGTATTGACCCTGAAGTGTATAACATTGCTTTATGGAAGTCACAGCGTGTTGATATTGAGCAACGCTTAGACCGCTTAGATTATAGCTTCATTTTCAATGATGCTTTCTTAGACGCTGTTATTAATCGTAAAGATTGGTACTTGTTTGATTATAATGATGCTAAAGCTATTCACGCTGCTTTCTATACTCATTCTGTTAGTGATTATAACTTCTTAGTTGACGCTCATATCAAGAGCGGTGTTAAGCATACGAAAGTACAAGCATTAGACTTGATTAAACACATTCTTATGATTCGACAAGAAACAGGACGCATGTACTTCTTTAACGTAAGTCGTGCTAATACACATACACCTTTCAATGGAGTTATTCGACTTTCAAATTTATGCCAAGAAATCTGTTTAGAAACAACACCTTACGAGAGTATGGATGATTTGTATTTAGATAACGGAAGCGGAGAAACGGCTTTCTGTTCACTTGGGGCGATAGTTCCTGTGAATATTAAAGATGATATGGAATACCAACGAGTTGCTTACACCTTAGTTAAGACTATTAACAAGCTTATTGTTAAATGCCCTAAGATGACTAAGAACCATGAGCGTACAATGTTAGAGCGTATGTCGTTAGGTGTAGGTATTACGGGTCTAGCTGAGTACCTTTACAAACAAGGTTATGATTATGATGGTAGTGAATCTAGTTTAGAGTTTGTATCCGACTTAGCTGAAAAGCATTGCTTCTACTTATACAAAGCAAGTCAAAAGCTTTCAGAAGAAACAGGTATTGAGGTTAAGGGTGTTGATTTAAATTGGCTACCTGTTGATACTAAACTTGGTAAATTTACACCTAAAATGGATTGGGAAAGTATCCGTGGTAAACCTCGTGTAAACTCTGTTCTAATTGCTCACATGCCTACTGAAAGCAGTGCTGTAGCATCAGGAGTTACTAACGGTCTTTACCCTCCACGCAAGGTTGTAATTAACAAGAAGTCACGTAAAGGTGTTGTTCAATTCATCTGTAAAGGTTTTGAGCAAGGTAAGAATCTTCTTGCTTGGGATGTAGACAACGTAACATTAAGTCGTTACTATAGTGCTGTACAAGATTGGTCTGATCAAGGTATTAGTGCAGATACATACTTCGACCCTCGTAAGTTTGAGAACGGTAAGAAACCATTATCTTTATTACTTAAAGAATGGGTTGCTCACTTTAAACTTGGTAACAAGAGTATGTATTATGTGAATACCTACGATGATGATGAGGTTAGTATCTTTGACTTAATTCAATCAGTAGAGGTTCAAGAAGCTGATTGTGAAAGTTGCAGACTATAGGGAGTTTTTAAAGTGCCTAGAGCAAGAGATACAAAGGATATTAAATGGGATGAATACTTCTGTTACGATCCCAGCAGCCCTACATTTTTACGACATAGATATGATCGACAAAACGTAAAAGGTGGAGCTGTTGCAGGAAATATAAACAACAAAACTGGTTATGTTAAAGTTAGGTTGTTTAATAAAATCTATGCAGGTCATAGGATAGTATGGGAAATGTTTAATAATAGACTCAACCCTGATGATAAGATAGATCACATAGACGGATGTGTTAGTAACAATGCGTTAGACAATTTGAGGGTTGTACCTGAATACGTGAATCAAAGAAATAAACGCATGTATAAGAATAACGCAACAGGTTTCACAGGCGTTTCTTATAACAAAACAGGTTATTGGGTAGCTACTTGGTATGAGGAGTTTACTTGCAGAACCAAGTATTTTTCAATAAGTAAATTTGATTACATAACCGCCAAAACATTAGCTATTAACTGGAGGGCTACTAAATTAAAAATATTAAACAGTATTGGGGATGGTTATACGAAAAGACACGGTTTTAGCAAGCTTTAAAGTTGTAAATTATAAAGAAATATAGCACCTCGAAAGGGGTGCTTTTAATTAGGAAAGGAAATGACACGTACAGTATTTAATGAATCAAACACAGGGCACATTACAAAGACTTACCCGATGTTTTTTGGCGATAGTCTTGGTTTGGTTGACACGGTAAATGTGGTTAATAAAGAAATTGAAAATCTAAAGGAGAAACAACGTGGAGGTCGTTGGTATCCTACAGAGATTAGTTTATCACAAGATAAACAAGATATGGATACAGCCCCTAAAGAAATTGTAGACATTATGAATCTAGCTATCTCTTGGCAACACACAACTGATAGTGTAGCAGGACGATCTATTGGTGCTATGTTACTTCCTCATGTAACTAACAGTGAAGCAGAGGGGATGATTGGTGAATGGTCTTGTATTGAGTTTATTCATGGTGAAGCTTATGCTCACATCGTAAAACAGACTCGTATGAACCCTGACCAAGCTTTAGTTGATACTTATAAGAACATTCGTGTTCTATCTCGTAGTAAGAAGATTATTGAAGTCTTTAATGCTTTATATAATCTTAATCATGATTTACCTCTACGAGAAAAGAAGAAGGTCATGGCGAAAGCCTTAGTCACTATTATGGCTATGGAGTGCATTAGCTTCATGTCATCTTTTGGTGTAACATTTGCTATCGCTGAGTTAGGTTACTTTCAAGGTATATCTGAAACAGTATCTACAATTGCACGAGATGAGTTGTATCATGGACGAATGAGTTATGAGTTAATCAAAGCAACTCGTTATGTAGATGGTTGGTCTGATATTTATGAAGAAGTCTTAGATGAATGTTCTGAGATTATTCATTCAATCACTAAAGGGGAGCAAAGTTGGAACAGCTACCTTTTATCAGAAGGACGTAGCTTATCTAACTTAACGGAAGAAAACTTAAACCAATTAAATCTATACTTCCATAACTTTGTTTGTAGTTTGGTTGGTATTAAGAATGAGTTAGAAGTAGTTACAGAGCATCCATGTAAGTTTATGGATAAATACATTGACCGTTCACTGTTGCAGTTTGCTTCACAAGAGATTCAACATACCAGTTATCGTCAAGGTAGTGTTGTAGATGATTTATCGGACGATTTAGATTTAGATTTTGAGGTGTAATATGTTAGTTATTTATTCTAAAGACAATTGTCAACAATGTGATTCAGCTAAGTTGTTGTGCCAAATGAAGGGTGTTGATTACGTTGTAAAAACACTTGATATTGATTATACAAGAGAACAATTAATGCGTGTATTTCCCAAAGCTCGTTCTTTCCCAATAATCGCAGTCAAGGTTAAATATGATGGTGTTGAGATGGAAGAGTATATAGGTGGTCTAGCTGAATTGAAAGAAGTGCTTGCTACTAAATATAGTAAGTAATTAGATTAAGAGAGTATCTTAAAAGAGAGTGACTTAGGTTGCTCTCTTTTTATTTATCTAAATATTATGTTGACAAGAGAATGCTATGTGAAGTATTCTTCTTATTAAGAAATTAGCACTAGGAGAAACGAAGTGAAGTTTGATTACAAACAAGGTATGCAGGAAAGAGAGAAACTGCTTACTGAACAAAACAAACTTTTAAATCAAATTACAGATGCAATTAAACAACCTTTTCAAGAATGGTATACCCTTGTAGACAAGACTAAGGTTACTTGGTTTATATCTCAATTCTTATCAGATTGTGGTTATATTGGTGGAATAAAAGACTATCAACCGCACTTCATCATACCTACTGGTGTAGAAGGGGTTGGTTTAAATACAATCACCGCTATTGTAAAACAATACGGTGTAAAATTTATTATTGGTGAGTTTTCATCTGAGATGAGTTTAGAAACTTTAAGAGGGAATAAGTAATGAAACAAGATATGATTGAAAAGAAGCTGAAAGTATCAGCAAATATTCGTGAGACTTTATGTTTAATTGAGGAGAGTATAAGATGAAATATTACTTACATTTATGGGGAAGTGCAGAACAATATCTGTGTGAACAGTTGAATGTAAAAGATTTGCACTTTTGGTTTGAAGATAAAAATTCTCTTGAAAGCTTCAAGGATAATTGCTATGAAATGTCTAAAAGTAAAGGTTTACATATTGTATCAAGAGAAGCTGAAGGTTGTGACTTAGAATACAAAACGGTGTGTGAGATGATTTATGTACTACCTGATGGTAGGGAAATCCCATACAACAATGATTTTGGTTACGGTTATCCTTGCTCAGCAGCAGAGTTTTACCACAAGGAAGGTAACGGAGATTGTGATTGTAATAAATCTTTAGATTTACAAACTGTTGGAGTTGATATTGGAGAATATCGTTGTGGTGATGAGATTTTAATTAAAGATTTTAAGATTACTAAAGTTCTAGGTAAGCATTTTAAAGGATACAAAGATGAGTAAAAACATTATCAAACTAAGTGAAGATTATGGAATTGGTGCTGATGAGTTTAATATCATACTGCATCAACGTAAGGTTAATCAAAAAGAAGGTACTAAGAGTTATGGTGACGAATACTACTCTGTAATAGGCTATTACGGTAGTGTAGATAGCTTGCTAAAGGCTTTAATCAACAAGCAGATACAACTTAGTATCTCTGAACAAACAACGCTAGAATCGCTTGTAAACAGTGTAGAAACGTATGTTAGTTTACTGCATGATAATGTTGTTAAAGTAGTTAAGAGTTTACGTTAAGGAGAGTAATGTGAAATTTAATTTAGAAGTAAAAATTGATAAAGTAACTGAACAGTGTACTCATGGTGTTATTCAATATAATGAAGTGCTGCTAAGCTGTTATCGTGGTACAGGAGATACTCTAATCAAACAAGGTGAAGATGAAATCTTGTTAGAATTAGAACAAGGTAAACAATTATACAAACACTTAAAGTCTGTATTTGGAGATTGATATGAAAGAACAATATGTAATTAAAACACGTAACGATGAGGAAGAGTACTTAGCTTGGAACACTCGTTCAGAACGATTTTATTTTACCAACACCATAAAGTTCGCGGAGAAAGTAAATAGTGTAGAAGACGCTAGAAAGTGTGCAGATGTACAATTGCTAAAAGAAAGTAAATACAAATGTGATATTTATAAGATTGTACAAGCTTTAGAGTATGTTGAGAGAGGCGTATAATGAAAACAGATTGGTTAGAGGGAGAGGTATTCTGTTATTGTATTAACAAAGACATTGGAGATCGTGGTACACTTGCAGATAAGATACCTATTGGTGCTAAATATACTGTAGAATGTGTTGGTCACGATTACGTTACATCGGGTGGTTGGGTATTCTACTTTGATGAAATTAAACCTGTTATACAAGTTAAAGGAGACTTACAATGAAAAGTTATTTTACGATCGGTGAGGTAGTTTACTACGATAAAGAATACTACAAAGTTCTATCTGAAAACAAAACACTTATTAGAATTGAAAATATTAGCACAGGGAATACGTTTTCAATACACAGAGCTTTTGTTAACAGAGTTAAAGGAGATTTACAATGACTAATATTCAAGCGTTCATCCTAGCCTTCATTGTGCTAACTATTCAAACTATTACTTTAATTGTTTTTGGGTTTAAATTCGGTATGGATGGTGTGGTTGGTACAGCATTCTTATTCTTGGTTGTGGATTTCTGCCTGTGTGCTGTTGGTGACATTTTAAAAGTTGTTAAGGAGTGAGATATGAAAACATTTAAGTTATTAGATTATACAGCACAGGTATTCTACAACAAAGAACAATACTACCCTTTCTGCTTGCACCTATACGATAATCATAGTGGTAAGCAATTGCACGTAGGTTATTATATTAGTGTAGATCAATTGTGTTATATGACTCATTTAGAGATGCTAGATCGGCAATATCACGCTCTTAACCCTGTAAAGACTTTGCTTGCTATAGAAGAAATGAAAGAGGGTTTGCACTTGTTAGTGCATGTAATGGGAGAAGATTGATGTTTAATAAGAATACTTGTGCCATAAACATTTGGGTGCAGAAGATAGAGATGAGATGTAAATTTGTTGATAAGTGTAATTCCAATGTACAGAAACGAGACCAATTACAACAATTATTGTATGAAATTGAAGGTTTGAAAAGGAACGTTCACTGGTTAGAAGAAAATACAACTTTAGAGATTACTAAAACCTTAACGGAGCAATGTCAATGAACAAAACAAAACTAGAGTGGGCTAAAGCTAAAGCTGACTTTATTGATGCAGTGATAGAAAATAATAATTTTAAAAGTCTTGTTGTAGATGGTCTTTTAAAATTGAAAAATGATCTATTAACTTTAAATAACTTAAATAGAGGTTCTAAATGAAAAAGATTAAATATATAAATGGCGATGACTACTTAAACATTTATGTGGTGGGGGATATCCACGCTTGCTATACACAACTCAAAGACAAACTAAAAGAGGTTGGTTTTAACTACAACACAGATTTACTGATTGCTGTAGGGGACTTGGTTGATCGTGGTAAAGAGAATGAGAAGTGCGTTGGTCTTTTAAATGAACATTGGTTTACATCAATTAAAGGAAACCATGAAGATTTCTGTTATAAAGGAATGATGGACGATCATATTAAGTTCTATCATCGTATGTCTAATAATGGTGGTGAGTGGTTCTATGAATTACCTGAACAAGTGATGGAGGCTGTTGGTAGACGTTTAAACCAACTTCCTATTCTTCTTGAGTTGAAGTACAAAGGTAAGAAGTTTGGATTTGTTCATGCTGATTTACCTGTGCAAGATTGGGAGTTAGCTAAAGAGATGCTAGAGCAAGGTGATTGTATTGGGGATCGTAGTTTTGAAGATTACTTGTTATGGTCAAGAGGTATTATTGATGACTATGAAAATACAGGTAAAACGGTTAATATTGCTCAAGTAGATAATGTATTTCTAGGACACACTGTTTTAAAGGAAGTTACTCAAGTTGGTAACTGCACTTTCTTAGATACAGGTGGCGTATTTCAGAAGTTCGACAATGGTTATAAATTGAGTGTTATAAAATTATCAGACTATTGCTAGGAGAGGAATGATGCGAATTGCTTTAATTGGTTCTAGGCAGTTAGAACAGAAACAAGAGTATTTTGAGGACATTAAACTTTGTTATAATGTTTGCATGAGGTTAGCTGAGTTAGGAGTTACCTTCACATCGGGTTTGTGTGAAATAGGTATGGATGGTATTGCTCAGAAAGCTTATAGTAAAGCTGTTGATCTTGGTTTAGCTAAAGAATCTCAGTTTGAAGTGTATGTTGCCGATCAATACAACATTCGTAGATCGACACTACCACGTAAACACCTAGCTATTGTTCGTAATAAAGATTTGATTTCTGAAACAGAACGTATTGCTTCAGAAGTGCATCCTGCTTGGGATAGATGTAATGAATGGGCTAGAGGTATGCACAGTAGAAACTGTCATCAAATATTAGGGTATGACCTACAGTCCCCTGTTGATGCTGTCATATGTTGGACTCCTGATGGTGCTGTGGTAGGAGGTACGGGTACCGCTATAAGGATTTCTATGAAATATGACATACCTGTGTTTAATCTTGGTGTGTCAGACAAGGAATCTGTGCTAAACGGTATTAAAAACTTCTTAGAATCGAGGAAAGATTGATGGATAACAAACTAATCAAAGTATTATCTAAGAACTCAGTTAAATGCTTACTATGCAACACAATCTTAGAATCTAAACATAGGCATGATTTTGTTATGTGCCCATGTCCTAACCATACCGCATGTGATGGTGGTCTTGAGTACCAACGTACTCTTGCTGTTGATTTAGATTTAATAGAGATTCTTTCTGAATATAAGGAGGTAAGAAATGCTAACACCAAACAAAACACATGAGTTGTTAAAACTACATGAGAAGTTAGATACTTTAACAAAAGCACTACACAACTTGAATTTAAAAGCTCAAGTATTTGTAGTAGATTTTAGTTCACATAAAACACAAGTTGAGGAAATCAAATCTGATATATTGGAAGTGTTAGATAAGATTGATCAAGTGTGGGGTAGGGGTTGATTATATGATTAAGTTTTCCGAAAAACATTACTCAGAGGATGTTGTGTATGAGAATGGGTATAATCACCACCCATACACTGATTTTTGTTCGCCAGAGTACATGGTAAAAGTGTTTGGTTGGTCTATGTGCAGAAAGTTCGTACTAGAAAATATCAAGAAAGGCTATTCATCTAAAATGAACGTGTGCAATAGTAGAGGGTTTCAATATGAGTTCTTTGCTTGTGATCTACAGCATTTGCTTAGTCATTATTATGATGATATACCTAAGTATTATAAATAGGATTTTTAACAAGAGGAGGTAAGTATGGTAGTATTATTTGAATACTTAATAAATTGGTTTATCTTGGTGCTAAGTAAGTTCTTTAATAAACCACCATAACACAACATAAGAGGATGCTTTATAGTGTCCTCTTTTTATTTACTAAGATTAAGAGTAACACCTAAACTTTTATCTTTATAAAAGCAACACCGAAGCAAGATCAAAAGCATCAACACAAACAAGTTATAATATAATAATATATTTGTTTGGTTTTAGTGTTTGCTTTACTTTCCTTACTGTGTTAAACTTATTTTTCAGTTATCATTCTTACTCCCTATATATAATTTATTATAAGTATAATAGTTACCCTTCTTTATAGGGGTTAGTCGTATAATAGTCTTTTAACTTATTGTTTTTAATATGTTTATTAGTCTAGTTAAATCAATTCTTGGGAAAGAATTTCTCAAAAATAGGTATATCTTATATATTGGGAACAAAACCTATTGCTTTTCCCAAACAAGTATGTTATCATTAAGCTATACAGATTGATTAGGAAAGAGTATGTTGATAACAGTAAAAGATTGTATTTGTGGTCACGGTAAGACTTTAGGTATGGTTAAGCAGATTAAGGAGATGTATAAAAAGAATGCGAATGAAGTATTCTTATATATCACCCCTTACTTAGAACAGTGTCACGATGTAGCAGGAACAGAACCTATAGATGGTGATGAATACAAAAGACCTAAAAGAGATAAGCATAATGCTGTTATCTATAGTCCGAGCGATAATAACTTAGGTTGCATGTACTTCAAACACCCAAACAACAATAACTCTCTTGGTGCTAAGCAAGAGGGGTTAAAAACATTAATGTCTAACAAAGACCATATAGTTAGTACACATAACCTCTTCTTAAATATGAAGCTAGATACATTACAAAACGCAGATCAATATACACTGATAATTGATGAGTGCTTAGATGTGTTTGATAAGTATGCCCTACTGCCTGAAAAGGAGGTGAAGAAATTATTAAAGTTAAACATATTACATTTACAAGAAGATGGTATTTCACTAAGTTTTAATCGTAAGAAGTTTGGTGATATGTGCAATCTTAGCGATGGTGAGGATGCTGTAGCAGATACAAGATATGAAGAACTTGCTGTGCTGTGTGACAATAATCAAATTCTCCTTGTTAATGGTAGCGTGTTGTTATGGGAATTTTCTGCTGAGATTCTTAAAAAGTTTAAGAAGGTGTTTATCTTGTCGTATCTTTTTGAAGGCAGGGAGATGAGTGTTTACCTAAAGAAACATAAGTTGGAATATGAAATTGTTAAAGAAGGCAAGAAAGGTTCAGATATTGCTCACTTAGTAGAGGTGCTAGATGACTCTAAACTGAACTCTATTGGTAGTGAGTATTTCGACTTATCTATCTCTAGGACTCGCACTAACAGACCAAAGCGATACGAGCCTAACATAAACGATTTCAAAGATAACGAAGTAAAGTATAAAGCATCAGTTAAGAGGTATGAGAGTTATCTTAATAGTGTAAATATAAGTGAGTTACAGGCACACGAGGTAAACGATACACTTCGTAAGAACCTACATAGTGTATTCACTACACGATGGAAAGCTAAGGCGAATGATAGGTATTTTACATGCTTATCTGAAAACAAAGCTCTGATTGGTGGAAAGAATTATCACAACAATTGGTTAGGTTATTCTACTAAGGCGGTGAATAGTTTCAGTGACACACACCATGTAGCTTTCTTAATGAATGTGTTTATACAACCGTACATCAAGCAAGTTTGTGATGGTACAGATTTTGTTGTGGATGAAGATTTAGTTTCTTTGAGTCATTTAGTGCAGTTTGTGTTTCGTTCTGCTTTACGGAAAGGTGAAGCTATTAAAGTTTATATCCCATCTTCACGGATGAGAGAATTATTTAAAGATTATTTAGAGGGTGTATATGAGTAATAAGGTTTATGAAGTCTATATCTGTAAGAAAGATGGTCACATCATTTACATTGGAGAAGGATTGGATGGAAGACATAAACACTGTAATAGTGGGACAAGTCATGTTTATGGTTTAAATAAACTTCATTTTGAAGGGTGTGATTTAGCGGTAGATGTAGTGAAGGTCTTTATTAGTAAGAAAGAGGCAGAACAGTATGAAAAAGCTTTAATTGATGAGTATCAGCCAATGTACAACGTTAAGGGTAGATCAGATTATAAGCCTATTCACTTAAAAGCTACAGAGATAAGAAATAGGATAAAGGCGTTAAGAGATGATATTATACATGATTTACAAGAAGCTAAAGTCTCTAAAAATCGCTTTCAAGATACTTTAAAGATACTCGATGAGTTTTTAGGTTACTTCGGCAATGAAGATTTCCTTAAAGGTAACTATAAACTAAGAGGGTATGGGTACTATTCAGGGTTTGGATTATCAGGTCTACATCGATTAATGCGATATATCGCAACTAAAGAATGTCATATTGCCCCTATTTGGGTCGAAGTATTATTTAAAAACACATACATCCACACTGGGGTAAATATGTCAGACAGATTATACTCAAAAACTAAAGAAGTTGACGATTACTGGAAAGAATTTATCGTTAAGAATAATTTAGTGTTTTTAGGACAATCTTAGTTAATACATATTGCATCTTATACTTAATGTGGTGTAAGATGTTTTAATAAGTTAATATGTTTTTAAAGGAAAAGACAATGAGTAATAAAGATATTGTAACAAGTGAATATAGTTTGTTATTAGGTGATTGCTTGGAACGTATGAAAGAGATACCTGATGGTAGTGTTGATTTAACAGTTACATCACCACCCTACGATAACTTGCGTACTTATGCAGGAACACTTGAGTGGAATTTCGATATATTCAAGCAAGTGACTGATGAATTATACAGAATCACAAAAGACGGTGGTGTGGTTGTTTGGGTGGTTGGCGATGCGACCATAAAAGGAAGTGAAACAGGAACTTCATTTAAGCAGGCTTTGTATTTTAAAGAGATCGGTTTTAATCTGCACGATACGATGATTTATAAAAAAATAAATCCAATGCCTGTTGCACACAATAGGTATTTGCCGTGCTTTGAATATATGTTTGTTTTCAGCAAAGGAAAGCCCAAGTCATTCAATCCAATAAAAACAAAAACAACCGCCACTGGAGTTGAAAGATACACAGGGACACAGCAAGAAAGCGGAAAATTTACATCTCACGGCAAGAGCAGAAACCTTGAAAGATTCCTATATAATATATGGGATTTTAAAGTGGGTTCTAATCAATCAACCAGTGACAAGGCAGCCTTTAAACACCCAGCAATATTCCCTGAACAATTAGCCAACGACCACATTATTTCATGGTCAAACGAGCATGATGTGGTTTTTGATCCATTTATGGGAAGTGGTACAACAGGGAAAATGGCTATTCTAAATAATCGTAGATTTATTGGTATTGAAAAAGTTGAAGAGTATTTTGAGATTGCAAAGAAGCGGATTCAAGAGTCTTAACCCTGTCACTTCGGTGACTTAGCCGAACGTATTACGGCATAAAGCCCTGTTATCTGACGGGGTTTTTCTTTTTTTTGGTGATTGCATGGATTTAGTCGAAGCAAAGAAGAATCTTGATTTATTGCATCAAGACAAAGAAAGACTGGAAAGTCTTAATCATCTAAATTCAACGTTCCAGTTCAAACAAGCATGTCAGCAACGCATTCACGATATAGATAAGAACATCAACAACATTCAACAGAATATCAAACGCTATGCGAGACCGTAAACGATTAGCGGCGATTAGAAAGCTGCCTTGTGTGAAGTGTGGCAGTGGTCCAAGCCAAGCAGCACACAGTAATTTTGGCGAACATGGTAAAGGTAAGGGAATCAAGGCAGATGATAAATACACAATTCCGCTGTGCCATTCTTGCCATAGTGATTTTGATCAGTACAAAACGATGGGTAGAGAACAATCAAAAGAATGGTTCAACAAGATGCTAGAAAAGACTGAGCTGATGATGAATCAAACAGATAAAGAAGTTTTTTAACTGAGCCTGATGGCTCTTTTTTTATGTGAGAAGAAGGTGTCAAACGAAAAACAAATCGAGCAAGAAATTCAAGACAAGGGTTTGAATGCCCCACGATTAACGCCTCAGCATATTGATAGCGTGGTTGTCAGTGAGCATTACTTTACAGCTGCTGATGGTGCATCAAATGCAGATAACAATTACGACCCATTAGTAGGTGCACCAAGCCAGCTTTACTTATTAACCTTCTGTGTACTAACGGCTTCACTGTTACAGGTGAATCAGCATGTGTAAGCCATGAAAACTTTGACGCAGAGATTGGGAAGAAAATTGCCTATGACAATGCTCGTGAAAAGATTTGGTTGTTAGAAGGTTATTTGTTGAAAGAAAAGTTATACCAAGCGCAATAACTTGAGAGGGATAGGAAATGCAAAAAGCCGTGTTTCCTATCCAGAGTCATGCTGACATCACTAAAGCAATCTAATCATGTTTATGCTGTAAAGACATCTGCTGTGTCATGTCGATAAAATGGGAAAATATAAACATGACTCAAGCCGTATTTACAATCAAAGACCATTCTGACATTACTAAAACAATCTCATATCTGCATACGAATTACACCAAAGCTAATTTTGAGAATAAGCCACTTGTAGTGACGATTAAGCCTGAAACCAAAGACAGAACTAAGGATCAGAACCGCTTGTATTGGCTTCAATTGCATTTTGTAGAGAAACAAACAGGGCAGGATGCTGATTCACTTCATGAAATAGTAAAAGGCAAATTCGTTACTAAAATTCTCATGAGAGATCGGGATGGTTTTGCTGAGATGGTTGAGGCAATTCGTCACTTGAAAGCTGTTGGCAGTAAAGAATACGAATCAATAGCGGCAGGCGTTTACAAACTAATAAGCACAACAATTTTAGACACAAAGCAATTCACTGATTATTTAAAACTGATTGAAGCCTACATGTTGTCTGAATTGGGGATTATGGTCCCAGTTCCAGATGATCTTAAATATACACTGGAATACAAAGATGGTGAATAATGTCAAAAAGCATTAACACTTGCACCCCTATAAAAAGGGTTGCAACAGTTGATTTAATTCCTTATGCAAATAACAGTCGAGTTCATAGTGATGAGCAGGTTAATCAGATTGCCTCAAGCATTAAAGAATTTGGCTTCCTAAACCCGATCATTGTTGATGGTGATAATGGCATCATTGCAGGTCATGGGCGTGTCATGGCTGCGAATAAACTAGGTATTAAAGAACTACCTTGCGTAGATGCAAGTCATTTATCAGAAGCACAAAAGAAAGCGTATGTGATTGCAGACAACAAGATTGCGCTTAATTCTGAATGGGATAATGAGTTATTGCGTGTTGAGCTTGATGGTCTGCAAGAGCTTGAGTTTGATTTATCGCTTACGGGATTTAATGAGGATGAGCTTGGCGATTTATTGAATGTGGAGTTGTTGCCTGAATACGAAGAAGATGCGGATGGTGAAGTTATTGAACCACCAGCAGAACCAAAAACCAAAGAAGGTGATGTTTGGGTTTTAGGAAAGCATCGTTTGATGTGTGGGGATAGTACGAGCATTGATGCTTTAGAAAAGTTATGCAACAACCAACTTGTTGATATGTGGTTGACCGACCCACCGTATAACGTGGCTTACGAGGGTAAGACCAAGGAAGCATTAACAATCAAAAATGACTCAATGAGTGACGATGATTTCCGTCAATTCCTTAGAGATTGTTATGTTGCTGCTGATGCAGTCATGAAGCCTGGTGCTGTTTTCTATATCTGGCATGCAGACTCGGAAGGTTATAATTTCCGTGGGGCCGCAAAAGATGCAAACGGGTGGAAAGAAGGTGCTGGACACCTATGGGCTTCTGATAGGAAACAAACAACTATACTGGAATTTGACAAGCCAAGTAGAAATGGTGAACACCCAACCATGAAGCCTGTCGATCTATTTTCATATTGTTTACTAAACAACACAAAGGGCGGCGACATTGTTTTGGACAGTTTTGGAGGGTCTGGAACAACCATAATCGCTTGCGAGAGAGATGGGCGTGTTGGCTACCTCATGGAACTCGACCCGAAATACTGTGATGTAATTATCAACCGTTGGCAGACCTTAACAGGCAAAGAAGCCGTACTCGAAGGCACAGGAGATAAATTTAATGATCTCTAACCACAAACTGTCTAAGCCGTGTAAGGTGTGCGGATGTGAATATCAGTTTCAATCACGAGCATCATGTGTTGATTGTCATAAGAAAAAATCAAAGTCTTACTACCAACAAAACAAAGAGAAGTGCCAAGCTTTAGTTAAAAATTGGGCGGAGAAAAACACAGAATACAGAAAGCAGTATCGCAGAGCGTATTATGAGGTTGAGGGGGTTTAGTGTGGCTAGACCAAAAAAAGAGATTGACTGGGAAACAGTGCGTAAACTTTGTGCTATGCAATGCACAGGTGAAGAAATTGCTTCGTTTCTCAATATGGATTACGACACACTTCAAAGAGCCGTAAAGCGTGAATTTAACATGAGTTTTGCGGACTACTTTAAAAAGAACTCAGCTCACGGAAAAATATCACTTAGACGCAAGCAGTACGAAGTTGCAACGTCAGGCAATGTGCCTATGTTGATTTGGCTTGGCAAACAATACCTTGATCAAAAAGATAAGCAGTCGAATGAGCATTCAGGTCCCAACGGTGGTGCAATTGATTTAAGTTTAAAGGTGGTATTCGAAAATGATGGAGAAACGAGTACCGAGTAAATTTAAGCCGCTTTATACACATCTAAAAAACAACAAACTGTTCTATGTGTATCACGGTGGTCGTGGCGGTGGTAAGTCATGGGAGATTGCAGACTTTTTGCTGATTGAAGGTGCAAAGAAAAAGCACCGCATTTTGTGTTGTCGTGAAGTGCAAAAGTCAATTAAGCAGTCTGTGCATAAGCTCTTATCAGATCGTATTGCCGCATTGGGCTTAGGTCACTTTTATCAAATCTTAGAAACAGAAATACGTGGCATAAACGGCACTGAATTTAGCTTTGCCGGCTTGCTGAATCATACAGTTGAATCAGTTAAGTCATTTGAGGGCGCAACAATCACATGGATTGAGGAAGCACAGACAGTGAGTGCTTTCTCATTGTCTATTTTGATTCCTACGGTTGTTCGTACTTCTAAGCCGATGGTTATCATGTCAATGAACCCAAAGCTACCAAGTGACGCTGTGTATTCGCAATACGTGCTTGGTGGGCGTGATGATACAACTGTGGTACAGATCAATTACACTGACAATAAAGAATGCCCATCTGAGTTGATTGCATTAGCTGAACAGATGAAAGCCGACGACTACGATCAGTACGAGCATATCTGGCTGGGTAGACCTAAAGAGATTGCAGATGGTGCAATCTACAAAGCTGAGTTTGAGCAGATTAAGCGTGAAAACCGTATCTGTAAAGTTCCGCACGACCCTAATTTAGCTGTTTATACATCATGGGATTTGGGAATTCTTGATCCTACAGCAATTTGGTTTTTTCAGATTTACGGCAAAGAAGTTCGAGCGATTGATCATTATGAAGCGAACAATGAGCCGTTGGCGCATTACGCTCGTATTCTTGATGAGAAAAAGCAGCAGTATAGCTACAACTACGATAAACATTTTGCACCACATGACATCGCAGCACGTGATTTATCGAGTGGCGTGAGTCGTGAGCAAACAATGGCTAATCTTGGCTATCGAATGAATAAAGGCGCAAGACTTGGTGTTGAAGATCGTATCGAAGCTACGCGGCAATTCTTAAAAAACTGTTGGTTTGATGCTGAAAACTGTAAACACGGTATTCGCGCATTACAAAACTATCGTCGTGAATTTAACGACAAATTGGAGCAGTTTAAGGCAACGCCTGTGCATGATTGGGCTTCACACAGCTCGGATGCATTCGGTGAAGGTGCAATCAATATCAATAAAATGTGCCAACCGCAACAAGTAGAAATTAACCCAATCCCAACAATCAATCGTTGGTAATCAAATGGAGTCAAGTCGTGACTGATAAAGCAGATCGACTTGCCAAAATCCACGAAACCGCAAAGAAACAATTTGATAAAGCTCAATGTGCTGTTGCTGATGAACGTCAACAGTGCTTAGAGGATCGTCGTTTTTATTCTATTGCTGGCGCTCAATGGGAAGGCAAGTTAGGCGAACAGTTTGAAAATAAGCCTAAATTTGAAGTCAACAAGATTCACTTGGCTGTCATTCGTATTATTAACGAATATCGCAATAACCGCATTGGTGTGAACTTCATTAGCAAAGATGGTGTGAGTAATGATGATTTGGCTGATACCTGTGCAAAGCTTTATCGTGCAGATGAGCAGGACTCAGGTGCAGATGAAGCCTATGACAATGCGTTTGAAGAAGCGGTGGGTGGCGGCTTTGGTGCTTGGCGTTTACGTGCTGAATATGAAGATGAGGACGATGAAGAAAACGAGCATCAGCGAATCAGAATAGAGCCTATTTTTGATGCTGATACATGTGTTTTCTTTGACCCTGATGCAAAACGTCAAGACAAGGCAGATGCAAAATACTGCTTTGTTCTAACCTCAATGTCATGTGATGCATTTAAAGAAGAATATGGTGAAGATCAAGACCCATCATCGTGGGATAAGAGCATTAGCAAAAGTCACTTTGATTGGTCCACCAAAGATTCTGTGTATATCGCTGAATACTACAAGGTCGAAAAGGTTAAAGAGAAGATTCATATTTTCCGCTTAATTGATGGCTCTGAAGAACGATATACAGCAGAACAACTTGAAGAAGATCAAAGCATTCTTGATGAATTAAATGCAACAGGTGCGCAAGAAGTTCGTGTTCGAGATTTTGAGCGCAAGCGTGTTCGCAAGCTCCTTATGTCTGGTCTTGGTGTTCTTGAGGATTACGGCTATATCGCTGGTCGTCATATTCCAATCGTGCCTGTGTATGGTAAGCGTTGGTATGTTGACAACGTAGAGCGTTGCATGGGTCACGTACGGCTTTGTAAGGATGCACAGCGACTTAAAAACATGCAGCTATCTAAGCTTGGAGAAATCAGTGCGCTTTCTAGTGTTGAGAAGCCAATTCTAGCACCCGAACAGGTTGCTGGCGTTCAACACATGTGGGCGAATGACAACATTGAGAACTATCCATTCCTATTAGCTCATCCACTTAAAGACGCAATGGGTAATGTTGTTGCTCAAGGTCCAGTGGCTTACACCAAGCCGCCAAACGTACCGCCTGCAATGGCTGCCTTGCTTCAAGTCACTGAACAAGATTTATCGGACATTCTAGGTAATCAAGAGTCGGGTGATGAGATTGTTTCCAATACCAGTGGTGTTGCAATCGAGATGATTCAAAACCGTTTGGATATGCAGTCTTTCATCTACATTTCTAACTTTGCCAAAGCGGTGCGCCGATCTGGTGAAATTTGGCTGTCTATGGCTTCTGATCTTTATGTCGAAGATGGTCGGGCGATGAAGACAGTTGGGAATCAGGATGAGATCGACTCAATCGAGTTATTTAAGCCTGTTTATAACCCTTCTTCTGGTGAAGTTGAGCATACAAATGACTTAACCAAAGCTAAGTTTGATGTATCAATCGACATTGGACCAACATCAACCAGCAAGCGCAATGCAACGGTTCGCTCACTGACCAACATGCTTCCTTTAGTAGCTGACCCAATGGATCAACAAGTGTTGTCATCCATGATTATGATGAACATGGAAGGTGAAGGTGTTAGTGAAGTCCGTGAATATTACCGCAAGAAATTATTGCGTATGGGTGTTGTAGAGCCAACCAAAGAGGAAGCTCAGCAACTCGCACAAGAAGCTCAGAATCAACAGCCTGATGCAAATACGCTGTATCTGCAATCCGAAGCTGAAAAGAATAAATCACTCGCAATTAAAGCACAGGCAGACACTGAGCTTGCGATAGCAAGAGCAGAAGAAACCAAAGCCAAAGCAATAGATTTAATGACACGCCTAGATATGGATGAGCGACAAGCAGTGCTTGAAGCAATCAGTCAACTAGGTATGCAACCACAACAGGCAACCGTTCAGCCTATACAGAACGAGGAAATGCAATATGTCAATTGAAGACCTGCGCACAGAACTGGATGAAGAAGACAACATCGACCCGATTGAAGACAATCAGGAAGATGAAAGTCAGGAAAATCCAGAAAAAACCCAAGATGAAGCAAACCAGTCCGATGATGAGACGTCTGAAGATGAAGAGTTTGTTATTACAGCGGGCGATGAAGAGCCAAAGCCATCCGATGATGATGACTTTAGCGGCAAACCAGCGCCAATATGGGTAAAAGACCTTCGCAAAAAAGAGCGTGAAGCACGAAAACGCATCAAAGAGCTAGAAGCTCAGGTGCAACAGGTTAAACCAGCTGAAAAGCCGATTGAAGTTGGACCAAAGCCAAGGCTTGCCGACTTTGATTATGACGAAGATGACTTTGAAAGCGCAGTTGAACAATGGCATGAGCGTAAACGTCAAGTTGAACAGCAGCAAGCAGCAAAGCAGGCTGAAGAAGAAAAGGCTAATCAAGCATGGCAGACCAAAATGCAAAGCTATGAAGAGCGACGTCAAAATGTAGCATCCAAAGTTCGTGACTTTGAGGAAGTAGAAGAAGCTGCAAAAGACAAACTCACAGCAACCCAACAGGGCATTTTGATTCATGCTGCTGAAAATCCTGAATTGATTTTGTACCACTTGGGGAAAAATCCAAAGAAAGCGCAAGAGCTTTCTGAAATTACAGACCCAATTCAATTCGCCTTTGCTGCGGCAAAACTGGACTCTCAAATGAAAATCCAAACTCGTAAACCATCAACTCAACCAGAACGAAAACCTAGCGGATCGGCTGGTTTGTCTGGTGTGGTAGATCAAAAGTTAGCGCAACTCGAAGCGAAAGCAGCGAAAACTGGTGATCGTACCGAGCTGATTAAATACAAAAAATCTCTACAGAAATAAGGTGAATACTTATGGCTACAAGCTTTACTAAACAAGAACAGGTGATGTTTGATGATGTGATCGAAGGCTTTGAAGACCTACTTGTTATTGCAAAGGGGGCTGAACTATACGACCCATTAACTGCTCAAGAAGCGGTGAATGCACGTGATAAGTTCTGGATTCCTGCACCAATGATTGGTGCGTCTTACGATGGTTTCGACCAGACTGCCAATTTTGATGGCTTGACTCAGTTAAACGTGCCGGCATCAATTGGTTATCACAAATCAGTACCTAAAACACTTTCCTCTAAAAACCTACGCAATGCTTATGCAATGGATCAATTCGGTAAGGCGGCAAAGCAGAAACTAGCTTCTGATGTGAATACTGCATTGTTCCGTACCGCAGCATTGTTTGGCTCGATCGTGTCAAAGCGAACAGGTGCAGCAACTGGTTATGATGATGTTGCTGACATTGACACTCGTATGACTCGTATTGGTGTTCCTGCTGATGGTCGTATGGCGTTCTATTCGCCTTCTGCTATGAACGCAATGGCAGGCAATTTAGCAAGCCGCTCTGAAGACTCAGCTCGTTCTAAAAATGCTTATGAAAAAGCCATGATTCGCCATGACGTGGCAGGCTTTGAAGTATTTAAAAACGATCAAGAGGTTCGTTTAACTGCGGCAGCTGGTGGTGCTACAACTGTGAATGGTGCAAACCAACGCACTATTCCAGCCGCAACCACTACATCAGCAGGTCTTGAAGAAAACAAAGACAATCGCTATACAGATTTAGTGGTGACTTCGGCGGGTTATGCCGGCATTCAAATCGGTGATGCCTTTACTATTGCGGGTGTGAATGAGGTTCATTTGATCACCAAGCAAGACACCGGATCGCTTAAAACTTTCCGTGTGGTGGATAAGCCGGCAGCAAATACACTTCGTATTTATCCTGCGATTATCGACCCGACCGAAGGCTCTATTGCTTCGAAAGAATATGCGAACGTGACCAATGCTCCAGCAACTGGTGCTGTATTAACTTGGCTAAATACTGTTGCTGCACCACTTAACCCATTCTTCCGCAAAGAAAGCCTGATCTTGATTCCGGGTACTTTTGCTGTTGAAGCTGATGATGGTTGGCAAGTAATGCGTGCGACTACCGATTTAGGTATTGGCATCACGTATACCCGTCAAGGCAATATTAACGACCTTTCATGTAAAGCGCGTTGGGATATTGACTTCGGTACTGCACTACTTAATCCAGAAATGGCTGGTGTTCAGTTGTTTAATCAAACCTAATATAAACATGACGACAGATGCCCCTTAATTGGGGCGTTGTCATTTCTGGAGTAGTGAAATGTCGAATTATCCAAAGATGCTCTACAAGGGCGACCAGAAAAACCTTGAAGACTCCACTGTTCACGACGATATTGAAGAACAGGTATTGCGTGATAGCGGATGGGTGGATTACACAGACCTGCCTGAACGCGAACAGGGGGTGAATAATCCATACATAGGTGATCGTGCTGCTGGATCAATTGATGGAATAAGCGTTGCTGAGCAAAACAAGGATCTCCAAGAACAACTTGAAGAATCTAAAGCTGAAAACGCTCAATTAAAAGAAGAACTGGTTGAAGCTCTAAAAGAAAACCAAGAGCTACGCAAGCGGATACGCTTCAAGGAACTGGAAGATAAGCCAGCAGATGAGCTTAAGGTCATTCTTGATGGGGCTGAAATCAAATACAAAGCCAATGCGGGCAAGCCAGAATTAGCTCAATTGGTGCTGGATCATGAGTCTAATGTCGGTTCTGATGAATAATACTCAATGGGAAGTATGTGAAATCCATGATTCAGTTCACGTGATGCCTCAAGGTGACTTAAAGCCACATTGTTTTAATCCGGATTGTGCATGTGGTGTGAAGTATGACAATGGTGTGTATATCCATAATTCATACGACGAGCGCGAACTGACTGAAAATTTACCGAGGTGCTAAATGTCCTGGACTAAAAGACAAATTGTTGAGCAAGCGCTTGAAGAACTAGGACTTGCATCTTATGTATTTGATATGCAGCCAGAGCAGGTTGAAAGCGCAAAACTAAAGCTAGACACCATGATGGGCTTATGGGATGCAAAAGACATTCGCTTTGGTTATCCGTTAGGCTCAAGTGCTAAGAGTGGTGATCTGGATGAGGAAACTCATATTCCAGATTATGCGGTTGAAGCGGTGCGTTTAAATCTAGCGATTCGACTTGCTGGTTCATTTGGCAAGACTGTTCCTATTGAACTAAAAGCTATGGCAAAAGATGCATTTGAAACGATTCAATTAGCCATGCTTAGCAATCCACCAAGAGTTCGGCTTGATCCATCTTTACCGCGTGGTGCTGGTCACAAAGGTGAATGTCTACCTTTTGTTGAAAAGACACCTACCAAAACAGTATTTGCTCCCGACACATCAGTGAGTTTCACAAATGAATAAACGATTAAATATTACGGATCGCATTGGTCCAAATGATTCAGTGGTGATTTGGAGTGCAAATAATCAGGATTATCGTGGTGCGCCAGTTGACTTGTTGATCGAGAAAATTCAGGAAAGTATCAAGAAAGTTGATTACCCGCCAATCAATATTCAGCACTTCAACCCGAATGCAGATTTTACGCTGGATATAGAAAATCATGAAGTCGGCACATACTTAATCCTCAATCCATCTGTAAGCATTACGACTGGCTCAATCAAACTGCCTGAGCGTTATAGTGTGAACGACGGCCAAGTGTTATTAGTTGCATGTTCTCAACAAGTGAATAACTTCTCGATTGATGGGAATAATGCGCTTGTCATTGGTGCGCCAAATGCCTTAGCAGCAAACGGCTTTTTTAAATTGAAGTACGACAAGCTTTCAAATACTTGGTATCGAGTGGGGTAAATATGCAAATCCCTATCCTTGATGGAATCTATACTGACAATAACTCTGATTTTCGCACAGCTTACCCTGTCAACCTGATTCCAGTACCAAAAGGACAGGGGATTTCAGCAGGATATTTAAGACCAGCCGAGGGTATTAATCATGTCGCAGACCTACCAGGTATAGATCGCGGTGGTATTGTTTGGCGTGGTGAGCATTATCGAGTGTGCGGAACCAAGTTTGTAAAAATCTCAGCATCCGGGCAGGTTATCGAGCTGGCTGATGTGCAATCAGGTGGGCTGTGTTCATATGATTATTCATTTGATTATCTGGCCATAAATGCGGGAAATGCTCTGTATTTGTACGATGGTGAGGAATTACAGCAAGTCACTAATTCTAATCTAGGTGTTGTGCATGATGTGATCTGGGTGGATGGTTATTTCATGACAAGCGACAGCAACAACATTGTTGTCACTGAACTAAATAATCCATTTGATGTGAATCCGCTTAAATACGGTTCTTCAGAAGTCGATCCCGATCCTATTGTTGGCTTAATCAAACTTCGTAATGAAGTCTATGTTTTAAACAGAAACACGATTGAGGTATTTGACAACGTCGGCGGTGAATTTTTCCCATTTCAGCGCATTGATGGCGCTCAAACTACCAAAGGCACACTAAGCAAAAAGACTGCATGTGTTTACATGGATGCAATTGCTATGCTTGGCGGTGGAAGAAATGAAGCTATCACAGTTTACATTTCATCTGCTGGCTCTTCGCAAAAGATTGCAACCCGTGAAGTTGAGCAAATTCTTTCAAATTACACAGAAAGCCAATTAACTGATTGTCAGTTAGAAGCTCGGCAGGTTGACGGTCACTCATGGCTGTATATCCATCTGCCAGATCAAACGCTTGTCTATGACGCAGTTGCATCGCAGACTACAGGTCAGCCAACGTGGTTTATTTTGAACAGTGGTGGTGGCTATAAAGCTCGAAATATGACTTATGCCTATAGCAAATGGTTTGTAGGTCACACTTCAGAACCGAAACTAGGCGTTCTTACAGATGAATCGGGCGAGCATTGGGGCAATGAAGTTGAATGGCAATTTGGCACAGCGATTGTTTATAACGAATCAAGCGGCGCAATCTTTCATCAGATCGAATTGATTGCCTTAACTGGCCGCAATGCATTTGGTAAAGAGTCCCGAATTTACACGCAATATTCTGTTGATGGTGTCGAATGGTCTATGCCTAAGTTTATCAGTGTTGGTAAGCGTGGGGAGCGCACAAAGCGTCTTGTGTGGTTCCAGCAAGGTTATATGCAAAACTGGCGTATTCAGCGATTTACAGGCACATCTGATGCACGACTATCCATTGCGCGACTAGAAGCCAAAGTAGAGCCGTTGGGGGTTTAAATGCTAGTTAGACCTAAAAAACCAAGTCGTGAAGAGCTTGCTAAGATTTTTAAAGACCCAAGAACCCTAAAGGCTTTTGAGCAGGTTTTTGAAATATTGCCTGGTGAAATAAATCGACAAGATGAGAATCTAGATGAAATTCAATTTCAGGTCGAGAGTGCAGCGGCTCAAGGTGTGTTAGCAATCGCCTTGATTCACGCGGTTGAAGCTTTAGCGGAAGTTAAGGCGATGGAGCCAGTACATCAATGCAATTGCCATCATGATGACTTAACGCCACGTTATGAGCATGTCACACCAGACCACATCGAACCCACCCAAATTCAATATCAAGAAATTAACTCATTGGAGCTGATCTAATGGCTGTCAAAGTAAAAAATATTATCCCTTCAAAGCGATTGGAAGATACTCAAACCAATCAACATATTGCATCAGTTAAAACCATGATTGATAAGGTGACAGTAACGAATACCACAGGGGCAGCAGTGACATTTAGTTGCAATCTAGTACCATCAGGTGGTGCTGTAGGTGATGCTAATGCAATTATTAAAGACAAGACTGTTGCGGCTGATGAAACTTATGCTTGCCCTGAGTTGGTCGGGCATGTGTTGGAGGCAGGCGATGCGATTAGCATGATTGCTAGTGCGGCTGCTTCACTTACTATTCGAGCGTCAGGGCGAGAGGTGACCTAACATGCCAAACCTTATTGTCGCTGATCTTGAAAAAGAGATGCTGAAAATGCCGCAGGCTGATTGCCCTGTAGCACATCACTTTGGACCAGGTATCTATATTCGTGAAGTCACATTGCCAGCGGGTGTTTTTGCGGTCGGTCATGCTCAAAAGTATGAGCACTTAAATATCATGCTAACAGGCAAAGTGGCAATTGTTGACGGTGATCAGGTGCGAGTGCTTGAGGCTCCATTAATCTTTACAGGTAAGCCAGGTCGCAAGGTTGGCTATGTGCTTGAAACATGTGTATGGCAGAACGTCTACGCTACAAATGAAACCGATATTGACACACTAGAAGCACACTATTTGGATAAAAGTAAGACTTGGGAAGCTTACGATAAAGAGCACTCGAAAATAGATCATGCACTCAACCAACACAACCGCGATGATTATGCGCAAGTGTTAAAAGAATTTGGCTTTGATGCTGATACCGCCCGCCAGCAGGCTGAGGATGAATCAGATCAGATTGATATGCCTAATGCGTTTAAAGCTGTGGTACAAGTCCGTGAATCTAACATTGAAGGCAAAGGTCTGTTTTTAAGTTGGCATATCGCTACAGGGCAAATCATCGCTCCCGCACGAATTTCTGGAAAGCGAACACCCGCAGGTCGCTATGTGAATCACTCGATAAACCCAAACTGTAAATATATAGCCGATGAAAAAGGCGACATATACCTTGTATCTTTACGAGATATTGATGGCTGTAAAGGTGGAAATAAGGGTGAAGAGTTGACTGTTGATTATAGACAAGCTTTAACACTAAACAAGGAGTTATCAACATGTCAGGAATAGCAACAGCAGTAGTTGGTGCCGCGGTTGTTGGCAGTGTAATGTCATCAAAAGCACAAAAAAGTGCAGCAAATACAGCAGCCAATGCTCAAATTGAAGCATCTGAAAAAGGAGTTGAGGAACAGCGCCGACAGTTTGACGCAGTTCAGAAACTCTTAAAACCTTATGCGGATGCTGGTCTTGGTGGTTTGACTGGCCAGCAAAACTTACTCGGTATCAATGGTAATGCAGCTCAGCAGAACGCTATTAATAACATTAACAACAGCTCTGAAATGCAGACCTATCTGCAACAAGGCGAAAACGCTATTTTACAAAATGCATCGGCTACTGGTGGTTTACGTGGTGGCAATACTCAAGCAGCTTTAGCACAGTTTAGACCGCAGCTGCTCAACCAATTAATCAATCAGCGTTATCAAAATTATGCTGGTCTAACCGCATTAGGTCAGAACGCAGCAGCAGGCACAGGCAATGCTGGTATGCAAACAGCAGGCAATATTTCAAACCTCTACCAACAAGCTGGTGCAGCACAAGCGGGTGCGGCTCTAGCATCTGGACAAGCCACTGCAAATGCATGGAATGGCGTTAATAGCGCAATTGGTCAAGTTGCTGGCATGAAAATGATGGGGATGTTTTAATTATGGATCCTATTAATTACATGCTTGATGTACAAAATCCAGTACAGACTGCCATGACTGGTCTCACTCAAGGTATGCAGATCGGGCAATTCATGCAGGCTAAAGAATTAGCAGAGCGCGAAGCTATTCAAAAGCAGCAAATGCAGCAAGAGCTTTCTGCATTTGCATCAAAACCAAATAAAACTCATGACGACTATGCAAACATCATGGCGCGGTTTCCATCCTTGGCTGAAAATTTTAAACGGTCTTACGATGTTTTGGATACAGGTCGTCAGCAAGCATCCTTTAAAACAGCCTCTCGCGCCTACTCCGCGGCTGCGGGTGGAAGAGTGGATATAGCAAAATCCATTCTTGAAAATGAAGCTTTAGGTTATGAAAATGCAGGGGATAAGGCGACTGCTGACCAAATGCGTAATATTGCAAAAATGGCAGATCAAAATCCAGATGGTTTTCTAACATCAACTGGCTTATTCCTCGCATCAGCAAACCCAGATAAGTTTAAGGAGACTCTGGGCGCATTAGGTGAAAATCAGATGGTGCCAGAGGAGATCAGCCTCAAGAAAGCGCAGACTGAAAAAACCAAAACTGAAACACTTTGGTATGGTGATAAAACTCAGGCTGAGATTAATAACCTTGAGTCACAAGTTGAAGATCGTCAAACAGGTCGTGTACTTGAACAGCAGAAAATGCAACTTCAAAACGATCAGTACTATGCGAAGCTCGACCAAGACCAACAGCAATTCTATGAAAAATTAAATCAGGAGGAGCGAAAGATTGCTCAGACTGTATTTAATGTGAAAGAAAAGCCTGTTGAGCGAATAGAGCGATTGGAAAAAGTTGAAAGCTTTGCAGTGGCAGCTAGAAATGCATCGGAAGGTGCAAAATTAGCAGCTCAACTAGCAAACGACACCAAGTCGATTTATGAATCAACTGGTGGTTATTGGAACAGAGCAATGCGTAATGTCCCTGGTACTGATGAGTATAATTTTGATCAAGGACTTGAAACCATGAAGGCTAAAATCTTCTTGGCTCAGATTGATCAAATGCGCGGATTGGGAGCATTGACGCAAGCTGAGGGTGAAGCATTAAGAGCATCCATTGCATCTATTAACCCAAACCAAGAACCAGAAGCTGTGCAGCAAAGCTTAACTGAAGTCGCAAAGCAGTTATCTAAAGCAGCTCAATCAGCAAACAGGAAAGCTCAAATCTACGCAACCAAAGGTAAAGGCTATTCTGCCGAGGTAGTGGAGGCCGCAAAAGCTCGCGGTGTATCTCCTGCGGAAATGCAGCAGATTGCTAATCAGCTAGGGATTGAGTGATTATTTTGTGGTAATCTTTCTTTAATAATAAGGGGGTTATCGTATGAAAAAATTCATTATTCTGGCAATGGTTGCTTTAACGGGATGTGCCACAGGGTATAAGCCACAAGGCTTAATGAGTGGTGGTTTTGAGGAAACAGAACTAGAGTCTGGTTATTTCCGCGTTACCTTTAAGGGGAATGACGCAACATCAAAAGAACGTGCAGCAGATTTTGCTTTACTTCGAGCATCTGATCTAATGATGCAAAAAGGCTGCTCGGCTTTTAAGGTGGTAAGCCGAGCGGATAATAGTCGATCTAGCGCCTTGTTTTTACCACAAACTCAATCAACCACTGCGTCAGCTACGGTTGTGGGGAATTCAGCATTTGGCAGCGCAAACACATCTTCTTATGGTGGCGGAATGGTAGGGATTGTTTTTCCAAAAATCTCACTAGATGTTAAATGCTCGGCAGATACTCCAAATCTCGAGCAAAATATTTACGATACCAAATTTATTAATCAGTCGCTAAAAACCAAATATAAAGTTTCACAGTGATCAGATCATAAAACCATACCGCCTTCGGGCGGTTTTTTATTGTCCAAAGGAAAAGTTATGGCGTCTTTACAACAGAACGTAATGAAAGCCTTCATGAAAGCAGGATTAAGCGAAAATCAGGCTCGTATCATCACTGCGGAAGTTGGGCGTGAAAACTCTTTCGACCCAAGTGTTGTTTTTGGTGTCCACACTGACGACAAAAACAAGAAAACCAATGTTGGTTTGCTGTCTTGGCAGAGTGGTCGTGAAGCGCCATTGCTTGCAAGACTTAAATCAAATGGTTTGTATGTAGATGGTAAGATTCAGCAAAGTCAGGAATCACTTGATGAAATGGCGAAATATGCTGTTCATGAGATCAATACAAGGCCTGAATACGCAGCAACAAAGAAAACTTTTTTATCCAATCCAGATGTAGATTATGGCACAGCAGCCAAGGTGCTAGGCACAAACTTTATCAAGTGGCGTTACAACGATCCAGAATACAAATCTGGACACAAGAATCGGGATGATTTTTATAGACAATTAGGCGGCAACCCAAAGAAATGGAATGAAACTAAAGCTATGGTCGGAGAAATCAAACCACCTAACCGCAAGCCAGCGCAAAATAGAATCAATCAATTGGTGGCTACTTACGACAAGCAAGTCAAGTCTAGCACAACCAAAAATCAAATTAATCCACAGCAAAAACAGGATCGAGTGAATAGCTTACTGGCTGCCTTTGATAAACAAAATCCAGCGAGTCAAGCAACTCCAACTGGATTACCTGATTTTGATGAAAATGGCGTGATTCGAGAAGATCAACCAACACAACCAAAACAACAGCAAGCACCATTAAGCACAATGGATAAAATTATCGGCGGCACAGAAGCAGGCTTGACGGTTGCAACTGGTGTAGTCGGTGGTGTGATTGGTCAGGCTGCTGGTGGTTTTCATGGCATCGCCGAATCTGTCGTTGATGGCACATTTGGCACACAGCAAGGCGCACAGAATGCCTTGAATCGAGCCACACAGGCTTCTAATGCTCTAACCTATCAACCAAAAACGGCAGGCGGTCAACGTGCTGTAGGCGCAGTTGGTGAGTTTATTGACGATACTGGTCTTGATACTTTGCCGCCTGTCTTGGGTGGTGGTGTCGGAACTGCTGCTGCAACTCTAGGGCGTGCATCTGTACCAGTGGCGACCACAGCGGCAAGGGAAGTAGCTCAAGCTGCAAAACCTGTTGTGGCGCAAGCGGTTGAACAAGCTAAACGTCCAGTTAATGCTGTTACGGAAGCAGCTAAAAATATCTTTAATCGTGAGAGCGCAAACAATGGTCCAGCGCCTGCAAACATTGGCGCTGCTCAAGTAGATCAGGCGACTATTCGTCAAGCTTTAGCAGCTGACCTGCCTTTTACGCCTGAACTCACTAGAGGTCAGATTAGCCGTGATCCTGCTCAGTTAAAGTTTGAAGTTGAGACTGCAAAAAATGCAGAGATGGGCGCACCACTTCGCCAGCGCTATGAAGATCAGCATTTAGTAATTCAGCAAAACATTGATCACTTTATTGAGTCCACAGATGGACTAGCAACAAATATGCGTGAAGCTGGTATAGCGGTTGACACTGCACTTCAAAAACAGATGAAAGCCGATAAGAACCGTGTTCGTGTTGCATATAACAAAGCTGATAATTCAGCTGAAGCGCAAACCCCTGTTGATTTAACCACACCAATTAATAATGGTGGCAATCCAACAACCGTTTTAGATTATTTAAACTCTCAACCCGATCTACCAACCACTCCAATTCTAGCAACAGCCAAAAAGACAGCAGTCAGCCTTGGTATTGCTGAAAAAGATCCAAATGGCAGCCTTATTTCTAAAAACCCAAACATTAAACAGATGGAGCAATGGCGAAGTCAAATTAATCAAAACGTAAATGCGGAAGCTCCCAATATTCGTCAAGCTGCAATTTTAAAAAGCATGATTGATGAGCATATCGGGCCAGCTGAGGGTGCGCTTTATAAAGCAGCTAGAGCTGAACGAGTAAAGGTGGCTAAACGTTGGGAGAATACTGCAATTATGCATGATTTGACCAACAAAAAAGCCAATTCAAGCGACCGCATTGTTGCATTAGAGGATGTTCAGAAGCGGATTATTCACGACGGCTCACTTGATGATTTGCGTGTGGCTAGAAGAGCATTATTAACTTCTGGGGAAGAAGGCAAACAAGCATGGAAAGATATTCAGGGGCAAACGCTTCAGGAAATCAAGAATGCTGCTACAGCTGGAATTGCTCCAGATGCTAGAGGGAATCAAATGATTAGCCCTGCCGCTTTGAATAAAGCAATCAAGAGATTAGATGACTCAGGAAAGCTGGATTTCATTTTTGGTCAGCAGGGGGCGGAAAAACTAAGGTCCTTAAATGAGATTTCTAAAACAATCTTCACTGTGCCAGCATCAGCAGCGATCAATCACAGCAATACGGCTGCAACACTATCAGCAGCAATGGACTTGGTGTTATCTGGCATGTCAGGCTTTCCAGCACCAGTCGCTAGTGCATTACGCCTATCAACCAAACATATTAAAGATCGGAAAATTCGCAAGCGTGTAGAAGACGCATTAAACCCACGGAGTTAATTTATGACCATGTTTTTAGCACCCTACACAGCCATTGCTGATATTGATGGAAGCCCGCTTGATGCGGGTTTTATTTATTTTGGGGAGTACGGAAAAGACCCAGAGCTTTTCCCGATTGAAGTGTTTTGGGATGCTGATTTTGCGGTACCCGCTGCACAGCCGATTCGCACGCGAAATGGCTATCCTGTGCGCAATGGTAGCCCGTGTAAAATTTACCTAAAACAAGCGGAGCACTCTTTAGTTGTTAAGAATAAAAACCTGAGCGCGATTCTTGTTGAAATGAACAATAAGGGCATCTCATCAAGCATGCTTGTGCGACCTAATGGAGATACGGTTGAAACAAGTCTGACTAATATTGATGCGGAATTAAACAACAAACAGCAACAGATTGATGAAAAACCAAGTCAGCAATATGTTGATGAAGAACTTGATTTAAAAGCGCCCAAAGAAACTACTTATACAAAAACTGAAGTTGATACTGCTTTATCGCTAAAAGCACCTCAATCAAACACATACACAAAGGCTGAAGTAGATACTACATTTGCAGCCTATGTTGGCGGTAGAAAAGCCTACACAACGCTAGCATTAGCACAAGCAGCACAATCTTCATTGCCTGCGAACACTGCTATTGAAGTCACAAACGATTCAACAGCAGCAAACAACGGAACATACCAATGGAACGGTACAACACTGACAAAGAGTGCTTATGATCCATTGACGCAGGCGAAAGGGTATGCTGATGCAAATAAAGCTTTTAATCCGCAACCATTGGTAAATACAATTGACTTAAACACTATAACGACTCTTGGATTCTATCTGTGCTATACAGCACCATCTGATTATATTGCACAGAATTATCCGTCAAATACACTGGGTTTTTTGCGTGTTTATCACAGTGCTGCAAGTGGTTCTTCTCAGCTCTTGCAGTCATTCACAAACGTAAATGGTAAAACATATGCTCGTTATAAAACTGGTAGTACATTTACAAACTGGTATAACGACTACGACTCAAGCGTTGCTTATACACAAGCAATGACCCAGAGCGTAAACACAACAAATCTTGTCACTGGAACAGATTTAAATACATTAACGACAAGTGGCTATTACGTTCAAAACGTATCTGCTGATGCAACACTTGCGCTTAATTTCCCGATTGGTACAGGTGGGGCTGGTTTTCTTGAGGTTGTAAAATTTAGCCCTTCTTTGATTTATCAAACTTATCAGGTTCGAGATACAAATAAAGTTTACAAGCGAAGATATACAGGAACATGGTCTGTATGGATTGAAGCAAGTCTTGATGATAATTCAGTTACTAAGCCAAAACTAGCAACATCATTAAAAGACCAACTGAAGAAGCGTTTAGAGTTCTTTCCTGTGGGTAGTGCTTCAAATGTTATCTATGACAAAACAACAAAAACGCTCTCGTGGTCACACATGCTTCTTGCTGCAAGTGCAGAATATGCAAGTACATTACGTTTGCGTATCCCCGCAGGGTCGGTGACTTTCTCTGGCACAGGTTATGAAGTTGCATATATTGATTTGACTTTGGTTGATGGAGCAACAGGTAACGCTGATATATCTGCTGTAAAAGTCGCAACTTATGCAAGTAATGGATTTTTAGATAAGTTTGATCAAGTACCTATTGCAAAGCTTGATTTTACTGGAAACATTCACAGTTGCGCTGGATTCTTGCCCATTATAACTACAGGAGTTCCTGTTGCATCTACGGCAAAAGACACATTCCGTTTTGTAAAACAGGCAGCACAGTCTTACTTGTATTTACCTGCAACAAACGGAAATCTCATTCGTTACAACTTCTATCGTCAAGTTAAAGCGTTTGATGGTACAAGTCCAAACAGTCAATCCGATGTGTGGCGATTAGCAGATGTGTATGAAGCCAATCCCGATACATTAGCATCAGGGAGATACATTGTTGTGGATGGTGAGTGGGATACAGCAATCCGTGTTGATGGTGCAGCAGATCATTCAGGTGGCGTACATGGTGATGAGATTGCGAATGCTGCATATTTTCTAATTGATGGTTGTCATTATTCTCAAGATGCAGTATTTGATGGAAACATTAAAGAGCTGACATTCATCCAAAAATCAAATATTTATTTTGAGAATACGCAAACTGTTTTGGCTGAACGAACAAAAGTGATGCGAGTGACTAAGTTTGGAATAAAGAACTATCAGAAGATTGTATTTAAGGCTGTAGCCCAACTCTTCACAGCATGGTTAACAATGCTTCCAATCAAACGTACAGTGAACGATGATGGCACAGGCGGACAAGTTACTGATACAGCTATTCGCTTCCCGAACTATGATGTTGAAAATGTTGCAACAACAGGCTTTACTCAAGTCTATACAGAAACGAGTGACGGTGATTATTTTGTGATTTCTAGTGCTGTAAGCGGTATTAGTGCAGAAGTCAAGGTGTCTGATTTTTCTGGAATACCACGACCAGTAACTCACATTTCAAGCGCACAGTTTTACAATAAATTGTATTTCTCAGCGATTGATAGTCGTGTTGCAAACTATACAACAGCGATTAATGAAACTTGGGAAGTGGAATCTGAGTTTAAGCTAAACATTAAATAACTCAACAAACCACCACCAACCCTGATCTTTAATTAGATCAGGGTTTTCTTTTCTGGAGAAATGACAATGCAAGAAAATACAATCCCGTGGGTAATTAAAATCTTCCCAGCCGTTGTAGGGGCGATTCTTGCTCTTGTTCTGAGTGGGGATATTGACGCAAATGGCAAGATTCAAGTTTCATTAGGCGTCATTACTAAATTCGTTTTTAGTGTCACAGTTAGCTTGTATGGCGGTTCAGCATTTATAGAGTATTACGGTTTTCTAAAATCAACAACTATGTTCCAAGGCTTCATCATGTTGATGTTTGCCGTGTTTGGATTGCTGTTTATTGGTATTGCATATCAATCAATTGCGCTATTAAAAGGCAAGTCAATATCTGCTGTGATTGCAGAAATTAAATCCGCATTTGTTGCAATTATCAGTGGTAAGGGTGGTGATCAGTGAGCAAGATAATAACTATCACAGCAGGGCATAGCAATACAGATTCAGGGGCAGTTAATGGCAGTGATCGTGAAAGTGACATCGCCCAAGATAT